CTCGACAGCTCGGGTGCCGAGATACCCCACGAGCCGACCGGCCGAAGTGAAGGCGGCTCGGCGAGCGCTGAGCTGTTCTACGATCCGGCCTTGTCCGGCCACCAGTCGCTGCTGTCCTTAATTACCACGCCGGAGACTACCGGCTGGAGCATTACGTTTGCGGACACCGCCGCAAGTGTCTGGACGTTCGATGGGGCCGGTCTCTCGTTTGGCGGCACCGCTGCAATGAACGACGGACTCAAAGGCAACGTCAGCATCAAGCTGGACGGCCTGCCCACCTTCCCATCGTAACCAGAAAGCATGGTGACATGAAGGCAACACTAATTCGCGAGATGGATCAACTCGACCGCGAACACCTAGACGCCAATCGGCACCCGACCATCAGGAAGGCACCGGCGGGCACCGTGATCGATCACCCGGATGCGTTTCGACTGGTCCAGCAAGGCGTGGCTATTCCAGCCGACGAAGAATGTCAACGCGCGGCTAACCGGTCCGCGCAGCAATTAGCCGCTGCTCAGTACGCATATACACGCTTGGCGGCAGGCATCCATCCTGACGACTACGAGCTATTCGACGCCGGCGTGATAACCGGCTACAACCCCGACGGCACCCCGAAGCTTGGCCCGGCGGCCGAGCAAGACGAGTCCCTACAAACCGAAGAGGACGAACCCGACGATGAGTGAACACGACAGCAAACTCGCGACCATGGCAGAGTTGTTTCCCGCCAAGATACCACGACGGCATAAGATTGTGCCCCTGCCGGTGTCCGGCAACCGCGTGCGAATCCAATCGTTGACCGAACGCGAGCAGTCAGAGTACGAGATGGCCGTGATTGCCAATAGTTCCGGCCGGTCCAAGTTTGTCCGGTCGAAGTTACTGGACGCCAACCGGCGGCTGATTGCCCTATGCCTTGTCGACGCGGCCGGCAACCGGCTCTTGTCGGACAGCCAAGCCAATCAACTCGCCACGTGGGATTCGGCCGACACCAACTTCTTACACGATGAGGTCGCGGCCCATTGCGGGATTAACCGCGAGGCAATCGCGGACCTGGTAAAAAACTCCGGGGAAATAGACGTCGATGCGCCGCCTACCGACTCGCCGCCCGAGTAGGCGAGCCCGACGTCGACGCGATGCTCAGTCGGATGACACCGCAGGAGTTCGACGGGTGGCTCGCCTATTGGGAGATCGAGCCGGACCCGTCGCGCGAGTTATGGCGCATACGAGAGATTTTGAAGGAAGGCTTCGCGTCACTGTGTGCCGCATGGGGCGCGAAGGTGGAGCCAGCGGCGTTTGATCCAGTGAGGGAAGAAAAGGCAGCTACCGTGCCTCACGACGAGCGAACAAGCCCAGACCAAGCCGCAGCTTTATTTTCGGTCTTCGCTGGCGAACCAGCCCGGAGGGTGTAGCGTGTCCGCAATAGCTAATCTGGTCGTGAAGCTGGGGGCCCAGACGCGAGGGTTTGACCGGGCCATGCAGCGTTCGCGCGGCGGGCTGAATCGACTGGGAACAGCGGCGGGTGCTACGGGTGCTATGATCCAAAGCGCCTTAATGCCACTCGCCGGCGTTGCCGGGCTCGTGAAGCTCACCACTGTTGGTGAGCAATTCAACCGAAAGATGCGGCAGTCGACGGCCATCATGGGCGACTTGTCGCAGGCGATGCGCGTAGACATGCGACAGGCAGCTTTTGCAGTTGCAAAAGATACGAAGTTTGCCGCGTCTGAAGTGGCCCAGTCGTATTACTTCCTGGTGTCCGCTGGGTTGGATGCCAGGCGATCCATCGCCGCATTGCCGCAGGTTGCCAAGTTCGCGCAGGCGGGCATGTTCGATCTTGCACGCGCCACCGACATTCTAACGGATGCACAGTCGGCAATGGGATTAGCGTCAGCGGATGCGACAAAACACATGACAAACATGAGACGCGTGGGGGACGTAGTTGTCGCGGCTGCCAAAAAGGCGAATGCTTCCGTTGAGCAGTTCGGCGAGGCTCTAATGAACAAGGGGGCACTTGCCGCAAAGTTGGCCGGCATGGAGCTGGAAGAGGTCACGGCCATACTGATGGTCATGGCCGACAAGGGGTTTGCAAAAGGCGCCGAGGGCGGTCAAGCCGTGTGGATGGCGCTGCGCGACCTGAAAACGAAGGCGGTGGAAAACAAAGCGGCGTTCTGGAAAATGGGCATTGCAGTTGACGCGGGCGGGGGCAAGATGGCCAAAATGGCCGACATCATGGAGGACATGACGCGAGTGTTGGGCAAGCTCAATCCGCTGGCGCAACAGGAAGCGCTAAGCAAGCTCGGGCTGCCGTCAAAGTCGCTTGCTCCGATCCTTACGTTACTCGGCGAGGCCGACCGTCTTCGCGACTTTGAGAAATACCTACAGCGAGCCGGCGGGACCATGGAGGCAGTTGCCAATAAGCAGTTGACGCCGATGCAAAAGGGCTGGGCCAAACTATCCGCAACTATTACCGAAGTAGCGTCGGGGCTAACAAAAAGCATGGGGCCCGGAGTGCAGGGAGCCCTGGAGTTGGCGGCTAAGGCTACCTGGGGATTAGCCTTTGCATTCCGCTTGCTACGACTAGGCGCGGTCAGTGCTGAATACGCAATGGTACGGATGCTTGCCTCCGCCGTGACCGTCGCGAGCAAGATGCCGATAGCGGGCCGAGCCCTACGCACGGTTGCCGCCGAAATCAGGGCGGTTGCCGCGTCGCTCCTGGAAGACGTAACCACGCAAAGCGACGAGGCATGGGACGTGTGGGACAGTGGACCTGCTAAGGCAGCGGGCGACGAGGCAGACAAACTAGCATCCAACATGGAGCGTGCCGCCAAGGCATCCGAGGGTTTCGGTTCACCGATAGCCGATGCGATCGAACCGCTGGTAGACATTAACAAGGCGGCCTTGGATTTAGCAGACACCCTTACGGGCCAATGGTCAGAAGATGCTGATTTGTTTGGATTGGAGGGCCGACAACGCGACATAGCAGCCGTGCGGCGGTTGATCGAGGAAGGCGACGACACATACACACGAGAGGCGTTGGCTGATCTGGAGTTCCTTGACGCGAAACTTTCTCGGCTAGAGCAAAAGGCGGCCGGGGTCGAGTTTGGCAAAGGACTGACCACACCGCTAGACAAGCTAGAACGGGCACAACGCGACATCGCCAAGTGGCAAGACGTTGGCGCCCTGGATGACAACCAAGCCGCCCGAGGTACGGAAGATGCCCGTCAAAAGTACCTCGAAAGCGTCGGGCTCGACATAAGCAAGAAGCTCAGCCCGCAAGAGAAGATCGACGAGGTTTCGTCCAAGATCGACGAGGCGATAGCGCGCGGGGCCATGACTTTTGAGGAAGGCGAGCGCGCCCTTGCGAACGCCCGGGAGGGTATTAAAAGCGAAGCCAATGGTTCACGAACGGCCGGGGCTGAAGGCAAGAACACAGTTGGAGCCTACAGTCGCATCGTACAGGCCATGATGGGCAGGAACGATCCGCAAAAGCAGGTGGTGAAGAACACAGCCAAGATAGCGGCCAGTAGCGAAAAGACAGCCGAGGCGACACAGGGGTTGAAGGCGTTGGGCGCCCAGTCCGTTATCGAAATCCCCGGGGGCTAACAATGTCTGTACTCACCTTCAAAGAAATCCACAACGGCCGGGATGGCGACGACGACGGCAAAGCGCGCCGCTACACGCGAGTGTTCCGCGCCACCACCGACAGTAATTCCGATGGCGCGGCTGTGGTGCTCGGGAACGCTCCAGTCTACGGCGCGGTCTATCCGGGCAACCTGGCGGCCCGGTGCCGGAGGCGTGGAGCCAGAAACGAATCGTTTTCCAAGCGGGTGTGGATCATCACCTGCAACTATTCGACCGAACGGGAGATCGAGGAAAACCCGCTTCAGGACGCGGCCGTGATTACGTGGGATACCGACCAGTTTCAGAAGCCCGTGGTGAAAGACCGCGACGGCAAGGCACACCTGAACAGTGCGGGCGACCCATTCGACCCGCCGGCCATGATGGACGATTCCGACTGGGTGGCCAACGTCCAAAAGAACGTGGCGCAAGTGCCGGCCTGGTTCCGCACTTACCGCGATGCCGTCAATGAGGATAAATTCACACTCGACGGGCTATCTGTCGCGGTAGGTGAAGCGAAACTGGGGCATATTCGGCTCGGTCCCTGGGAAGAGCGTAACGACATCCGCTACCGGGTGCTTTCGATGAGCGTCGGCATCAAGCAAGTAGACGAAGCCAACAAGAAATACGGGTGGATGATCGAGAGCCAAGACGCGGGGTTCCGAAAGATAGACCCGGACGATGCCACTAAGCGAATCAACATCACGAACGACGACGGCAGCGAACCCACCGCGCCTGTGTTACTCGACGGTGCCGGTGGAGTGCTGGCCAACCCCAGTTTTGATAACGCCGAATTTGTCCGCTCCAACGCCTATAACGCAAAAGCATTCAGTCTCCTGCCTCTGGCATAAGGAACTCTCTTATGGCCGATGAAATTACAGTGCGCTTTTCGGCGCGAGTCTTGAACGGAAACATGGACGAATCGTTTGGCCCCGGTCAGATCACGATTGACCAGTCTGTCCAGGGTCGCGGCGGGCACGTCCAGGAGATTGGCCTGACCGAAGAGGCCCTTGACGTTGGCGACATCGGGGTAGGCACGATCAACACCGAGGGCTGCCTGTACCTCCATAATCTCGACGCGACAAATTATATCACGTATGGCCCCCAGGTCGGCACGGGCAGCATGGAGGCGATGGGCAAACTCAAAGCTGGGGAAATCGCCTGGCTTAGGCTCAGCCCCGGTGTCGTCGTCCTGGCCCAAGCTGATACTGCCGCCTGCAAACTCGACGTGCGACTCTACGCCGACTGACGGACGATCCCATGCCCCTTTCTCACAACGCTTCCATCCGTGCCGCCCGGGCAACCCGGGTTGTCGAACGGATGACGCGCAATCAGCCGGGCCACCGGGGGCGGTGGATGGGGCGCGGTGGTAACCGGGTAGTTCACTTCGAGCTAAAAGAAGAACTCGAAGCCGACTCGACAACTGGTGCCGACGCCTACCCGCGCGACTACGATCCATCCGCGAACAGTGGCGAGGGTGGCTACGTCACCGATACGACCGCCTCTCGCATATTCACCGTGAAGGACACGCGAGAAGTCGGATACTACGGCAGCGCAGGGGCGAAGGGCGCTTGCATAATGAAGACTGCCGACAACGGACCGTTCGGCGAAATCTGCGACATGGAGTGTCCCTAATGTCTCACTGGTGGTGTTGTTGTGATGATGATGATGATAACTGCCCCTATGGTGGTCCA